ACCAACATCTGATTCAACCCCTCTAACTCCTCAGTTGAGATCAATGCAAACATCAAGTCTGCTGTGGCTGGCAAACCAAACGATTCAGATGTATCTTCAAGTCCTATATCTGTTGAAGTAAACCCCTGCCGTGTGGTCTGTGTTGCAGATACAAATGGAACATTCAACTCTACAGCTAACCCCCTCATCTCCTCTGCAATACCTTTAATGTATGTGTAAGAGTTTACATTACTACCATATCTAAATCTCTGTGATGCACAGATGTTAAGATAATCTACAAAGATGATGTGTGGCTTAAAAGATTTCTTCAACATCAACTCATTGTGCAATGCTCGAAAATGTCCACAATGAGCAGATGCAGTTGGGTATTCTTTAATGATAAGTTTACCCTGAGTTTTCTTTTGTATCTTTTCTATTCTACTTTCAAACATACGTCTTGGTAGATCATGTAAATCTGTCAGAGATATGTTCATCAAGTTTGCATCTATACGTTCTGCAATCTTTTTCTCTGCCATCTCCATTGTAATATACAATACATTCTTACCCTGCATCAGAGTTGATGCTGCAACGTGACACATGAATAATGATTTACCTACACCTGTACCAGCTAGACATACGTTCAATGTCTTATTTGGTAACCCACCTTTAGTAATCTTATTAAAGAAATCTAAATCAAATGGGATCTTTTCTTCTACTTCGTGGTAAAAATCATATCGCTCATCATAATGTTCCATGTAATCATGGCCAATATGGGTATCAAAAGATACTGACAACGCATCACTTAATATTTGTGGTAGTGCATCAGGAGTTTGATCCTTAGACTTACCATCTATGATATGAATACCACTAAGAATAGCATTATAGATAGCCTTATCCTGACACCATTTTTCAGTCTCATTGACTAACCACTCTAACTGTTCGTCAGAAATTCTTGCATCAAGGTTATCTACATATTCTTGAGTAAGTTTATATTGTTCTTCGTTAAGAGTAGCTTTCTGTAAATCTAACTTTACTACTTCTTGATCGGGGCTGGATTTATATCTCTCTACATAGGCGGCTATAGTTCTAAATATAACTTTCTCAGTATGATTTTGGAAATATTCTTCCTTAATATATGGTATTACTTTTCTAGTATAATCTGGACTATAAAGTAAATTCGTCAGAATCGTCTGTTCTAAATTTAATTTGCTCATGCTCTAAACTTTCTTCAATAATGTTTAATAGAATATCACCAATAACTTGCTCGAATTCACCGGTGCCTAAATCTTCATCTGTTGGATTATACATCACTCTACAGTTAAATGTCAAGGGTATTCGAGCAGCTTCAGCGGGCTTAATGACATTACCCTCCTCATCATAGACAGGAAAAACTACATCTTCATATTGCCATACTATACCGGAATATTTACCTTCATTAATTCTATAGGCTTGTTCTTCCGTATCTCTATGGGTAACGTAATGGTAACTTGGTGGTTTAAGCATAATGACAATACGATTGTATAAGATATTTCTCACCAGACAATGGCTTTAAACCAGCATGATACCAAGGCCACATAGGTGGAAACATTAACAAACGTCCTCGTTTAGGATTTACAGTTAAAGGAATATAAGTACCTTCCTTATTTAAATTTAAAAACTTAGTTTCTCCACCCTCATCTACATCATTTAAATAAATAAAAAATGTTAAAAATCTCCGAGCAGTTTCATAATTAAGCACATCAACATGGGGATCAAATCTATCATAATCATTAGGTAGATAACGCTTCATTCTAATAGCTTCATAGCCATAACTCTGAGGCCATTGTTTATCTTTAATACTACAATCAATTTTATAATTCATAATATAATCTTGAAATACCTCAAGCATTCCATTTTCAATAGAATTCCAATCTTGATGATCATGTAGATTAATTTGTTTAAAAGAAATAACTTCTTTACCATCAATCTGATTTACTTCTTCATAATTATCTGATGAATTTTCAAACTTCTCTATCAACATCTTACATGAATCTTCATCTATGATATCATCATAGACTCTTACTAAATTATCCATAACAAAACTTTTCTTTAGCAAATGTGTCTAACTGTTGCATAACTTCCTCAGTATAATATTTCTCTGGATCATTATTGATAGTCTTACCAAATGTTTTAGTACCATCAGGCAACTCTATACGGGTTGATACTGATTTAAAAATATCAGCTTCTGTAGCTAACTCTAAAAGACCATAATATCTGTCTAAACCCCTTGTATAAGACAGCCTAACGTCTACCATTTGATTCTCTTTTGTAAGTCTAGATTTGTATGTCTTACAATGAATGATATTACCTACGACTTCTGAGCCGTCTTTATCTTTCTTCTTTGAGAGATAGATGATTGTTGATGCAGCATACTTGAGTCCTGAACCACCACCCATTTCTTTTGTTGGAAACATAGAACCAATAACATCATAGGTATGATTAGTCAAGATCAAAGGCACACCCAGTTTACCTAACTTCAATGTAAGAACACGAAAGGTGGCCTTAACTATCTGGGACCTTGTCATGTCTCTAGTCTCTTTACCAGCTTCGGTATCTTCAATCTCTTTTGTAGTAGACAACATACCTAAACTATCAAGACACAACAATAATGGTTTTCTTTCTTCATCATCTTCATAGGCTTCTAATACTGCCAATGATTGATAACGAAATTCTTGTACTGTTGTTACTGGAAGTATTACCATACGAGAAGAATCTATACCACGTTCTTCAATCATTTCTTTGGTAATAGCTGACTCACTTTCAAAGAATACTACATTCGCTTCCGGGTTCGCTTCGAGGAATGCTCGTACAACTCCCAATACAAAGAACGTCTTGCCAGTCGCTGATTCACCAGCGATGGCAGTAATTTTATTTTGAGGTAGCCCACCATATATAGAACCGGAACACAAAGCATTGAAAATATAACTGCCAGTGTCCACATAACCAGACACATCGGCAGTAGCAAGCCCATCACTAACAATCGTACCATATTCATTACCTGTTTCCTTAATTACATTCTTCAAGAAGTTTGACATCTTGTTTTTCTCCTTCACTCCAACTCATTGTGTACCATTTTATATCCCTTTCTCGTAACATCTTTTGTATTTCATCTTTACGAGAAAAGGGAACATTAATTGTTTTATATCTTTTATTTTTATAGACGGCTAAGAGCATATCTCATCAAGTAATATACAGTTCGCCCATAATGCAGCACCTATAGATATACAGAATATAAGAACTATCATCAGTACGGCAAACCATTTATCATTCACCCAAAAAGTCCTTCTAAAGTTGCTCTTCTTTTATGTCTAAACAAATCAAACACTTTATTTTTACCAAAGCACCATACGTTTTCAATATAAAGTTTATTCATAAACTTAACAAGTTCTTCTTTAGTTTTAAATTTATTCTTTCCTTGAGGCCTCTGCATAATTCGCATACCAATTTGGCCAAGGAAATGAGGCTGTAAGCTATCAACCAATTCATCACATGAACGATACCGTTTCCCTTTAATTTTAGGATCCATAATGTTAGTCATTAGAAATCCATTCTCACTTAAAGAGTTAAAACTATTTAGTGCTACGGGAAGATAGAATTCATCTCTCCATCTCTCATACTCATTAAACTTAGACCACGATTGATCTTCTTCAAACTGTCCACCTTTATTATACATCTCTGTAGCAAAATAAGGTGGTGATGTAAAAGCACAATCTACATTCTCAATACTATCCCAGGGCAAATCTTCTGCACCACATCTATATATTTGTGTGGTCTTACCTGGCGCTAATTTATTAAACTCTCCAATCATTTGAGAATACACATCAAATGTATACGGATTAGGATCACACCCAATATAATGTGTAGCATTAGATGCATAGAAACCAGCTAGACGATCACCCCATCCCATTGAAGTGTCCAAAACTGTCTTAGCGTCCGTCATATTATAAATGGTCTTTGCCACTATAGGTTTAAACTGTGTTGCAATATATGTACCTAAACGTAGGACTTCCATTACACTCTTTTCACTTAAATCTTTTGTACTGTTTACCCCTCGCCATAGTCCACCTATAGATGACCATATCTGTTTAGCAGTCCCTTGTTCCCATACTTGTGCTGGTGCCATGTAACTATATGCTCCACAGGCTAAACGTAAATGATTCATAAAGTAATCACTACAGCTATTATATGTTGATGGTGTATCTATAAGGCCTTGGCCACAAGTTTGAAACTCATACTTGTAGTCATCATACTTTTCTATAACTTCATTATCTAATTGTTCTTTTGGTGTAATGAACTTAGTGTAATCTACTTTCTGAAGTTTACGAAAGTTATCCACCATATCACTATATTCCATTTCACGAAAAGGAAATGGTGGTCGTTCATTCGCCACATACTCAGCTATAGTCCATCTAAATTCTTCCTTACCATACTTTTCGGTACAGTGTCGAAACTCACCTTCATTCAAATAGAAATAATGGTTAGCCAAATAATCATATAATTCTTGTATCATCCGAACAAATGCTCCAATGTTGTTTGTGTTCCATAACTACGATCTACCTTCCACCCAATCTGTTCTAATATAAATGATAAGGGCTCAACGAAACTCTTATCAAACATTATATCATAGTTTATCATATTATGCAAGTCAAATTCTTTCGGAAGCCTTGTCATAAATGAAATAACATTAGACTGATATGGATTGGGGGTTCTTATCTCAAGAAATTTTATCTTATCACCTTCTTGTATAAGGGGATACTTATTTGTTAATTTGTTTTTCTTCAGAAGATAGTTATACACCAACGCACCCTTAACGTGCATCGGAGTTCCCTTAATGAATATACTAGACGAACTGGAAAACTTTTGTAAATTATTACATGATCTAGGATAAGCAATAGCTTCAACATTTAAGTCCATAAAGTTTTCACGAAACGATTGAATGAAAGTATTTAATGTTTTCTCATCTTCATTAATAATAACTTTTAATGCCGATCTAATCATCTCACGACATGGCGCTGGTGTTGAAGATTTTACTGCCTCTATACCCATCACTTTAATCTGAGGCTCAGCATACCTCACACCTTCACTATCATGTACATTTAAGATATATCTTTTCTTCGCAGTCCAGATACCCT